AAAAACTTGGAGAAGATGGGATTGTGGACGTGGATATAAAAATCAAATATTATTTTATAGGGCAATACAAAAATACAATTGGAATAATTTTGAACATATAATTTTATATGAAAATTTAACAAAACAAGAAGCAGAAAATAAAGAAATTGAGCTTATTGCTTATTATAAATCAAATAATAAAAAATATGGATATAATATTGCAAATGGTGGAAATTGTGTTGGCTCTGCTAGTGAAGAAACAAGAAAGAAAATGAGCGAAAGAATGAAAAAAAATAATCCAATGAAAAATAAGGAAACAGTAGAAAAAATGAGGCAATCACAATTAGGAAAAAAGTTAAGTGAAGAACACAAACAAAAATTAATTAATGCTAATAAAGGAAGAAAACGTACCGAAGAAGAAAAAGAAAAAGATAGAATTGCACATTTAGGAGAAAAAAATGGTATGTATGGCAAAAAAGGAAAATTACATCCAAGTTATGGTAAACATTTATCAGAAGAACAAAAAAAGAAATTAAGTGAAAGTTTAAAAGGACATATACCTTGGAATAAAGGTAAAAAATTAACTGAAGAACATAAGAAAAAAGTTTCTATTGCAACAAAAAAAGCAATGCAAACACCTGAAATTAAAGCAAAATTATGTAAACCAAAAACAATTATTAATAAAAGTAAATGGAAAAAAGTAATATGTATTGAAACAGATGAAATATTTGAAAGTATTACGTTAGCATCAAAAAATAAAAATTGTAAAAGTGGAGATATTTCAAGAGTATGTAAAGGAAAATCAAAAGCGTGTGGAGGATACCATTGGAAATATTATGAAGAATGAAATAATAAAAGAATTACAATATTTCAAAGGTATAGAATTTCATGAAAAAGAACATTTTTATACATTAGATGATTATAGATTTGGTATTTCTGCAACTTCACTTATTGAAACTTATGCACAAGAATTTGATAGTGATAGTATATCACAAATGGTAGCAAATAAACGTGGTATAAGTCAACAAGAAGTATTAAATGAATGGAAAAAAGAAAATGAGTTTAGTTGTATAAAAGGAAGTTGCATACATTTAAAATCTCAATCACTCTGGATGAATGCTGATTATGAAATAGATTATAATACAATAGATAATAATATAGATAAAGAACGATTAAAAAAAGAATATGATATTATGTCTAAACAAGCAATTAATTTTTATAACGATTATAAAGATATGTATGATATGATTCAAGATGAATTTATTGTATGGTCTAAAGAATTTGATATAGCTGGGTCTATCGATGGAATTATGTACAATAAATATACTCAACAATGTTGTATTTTAGATTTTAAATCAAATAAAGATTTACAATTTGAAAGCAAATATCATAAAAAAATGAAAGTTCCTTTACATAAATTAGATGATGTAAATGGTCAACATTATTACATACAATTAAGTATTTATAAATATTTAATTGAAAAATATACCAATATAAAAGTAGATGAATTATTTATTGTTTATTTTAACATAAATGCAAATAACTATGAAATTATACCAATTCCTTATATGGAAAAAGAAGTAGAAGAAATTTTAGAGAATAGGAGATGTAAAAATATGAATGGAATGGGAGTTTTACTTATGGGTTCTTCTGGCAGTGGTAAGAGCACAAGTTTAAGAAATTTACCAGCAGAAGAAACTACAATAATAAATATAACTAACAAACCAATGCCATTTAAAAACAAAGATGGCAAAAAAATAGTAACATTAACAGATTTTCAAAAAGAAGGGGAAAAAGAATTAAGCTATGAAGAATTATATAAAAGAATTATAAGTGCAATAAAAGGTACCAAAAAGAAAATTATAGTAATTGATGATAGTTCTTATATGATGGCTTTTGAAAATTTTGAAAAAGCAACTAATAAAGGTTATGATAAATTTACAAATATGGCAAAAAATTATTATGATTTAATAAAAAGTGCTATAAGTTGTGGTGATGAAAAAATAGTATATGTTATCACACACGAAGAAATTGATGATGTGAATCAATTATATAGACCTAAAACTATTGGTAAAATGTTGAGCAATCAGCTGGTGATAGAAGGTTTATTTAGTATAGTTTTAAGAAGTTTATATAAAAATGGTGAATATATATTTCAAACTCAAAACGATGGTACATCAGTTTGCAAATCACCAATGGATATGTTCGAATCAAAAGAAATGCCAAATGACTTATACGAAATAGATAAAATAATAAGAGAATATTATGGTTTTAAATCATTAGAAGAAAAGAAAGAAGGAGAAGAATAATATGGAAAAACCAAAAAATTGGGATAATGTCCAAGCAAATACAGGAGATTATGAAAGTTTAAAATTAGGAGCACATGAAGTTATTATTAAAAATGCTTATGAATATACAGGGATGACAGGTAATACTTCATTAAAAATTGAAGTTGATATTACTGGAAACGATGAGCAAAAAGGATTTTATCAAAAACAATATGATAATAATACAAATACAAATAAAAAATGGCCATCTGCAAGTTGTAAATATATTTCATTAAAGGAAGATGATACTTGTTTAGCATTATATAAAGGATTTACAACAATTATAGAAAATTCGAATCCAGGTTATAAATGGAATTTTGATGAAAAAACTTTGATTGGCAAAAAATTATGTGGAGTTTATGGTTTAGAAGAATATGAAAAACAAGATGGCTCAATAGGAGTGGCTACAAAACTTGTACAATTTCGTTCATTAGATAAATTAAATAATATTAAAATACCAAAAGTAAAATTACTTGATGGAACATTTGTAGAATATGAAGAATATTCAAAACCAAATAATACTTCAAATAATTCAAATCCATTTGAAGGATTAGAAGAAACTGTTGAAATAACAAGTGATATATTAGATTAGTTCCACGTGAAACGTAAACCAACTATAAAAAGTTGGTTTTTTGTTTAATTGTTTCTTGACATAATAAAATAAAAATTGTATAATGTAAAAGAAAGGTAGGAGAGATAAATGTATATTTTTAAAGAAACAGAAAAAGCAAAAATTTTACAAGGCAGAACAATTACTTATGTTGCTGATAAAATTGGTATAACAAATACATTTTTAACTTCAATTTTAAATGGAAAAAGAAGTTGTTCAAAGCCAATTGCATATTGCATTGTAAAATGTTTGTGTCAAGATGCTGAAATTGAAAATTATTTTGAAATTAAAAAGAAAGGAGAATAAAAATGGCTAAAAAAAGTTTTATATTATATCATGATCAAAAAGAAGTTATAGATGAACTTGATGATGAACAAGCTGGGAAACTTTTTAAAGCCATTTATGATTATAATGTAAATAAAAAAGTGAACTTAGCTGGTGCATTAAAACTTATATTTATTCCTTTTAGAGCTTCATTTGACAGGGATGAAGAAAAATATCAACAAATTGTTGAAAAGAGAAGTGAAGCTGGAAAAAAAGGTATGAAAAAAAGATGGGCTAGTGAAGAAAACATAACAAATGATAACAAAAGTTATCAAATGATAACAAACATAACCGATAATGTTAGTGTTAGTGTTAATGATAGTGTTAATGATAGTGTTAGTGTTAATGTTAATGTGCCACACACACCTGATGACGTTTTTCAATTTTGCATTTCATTTTTTGAAAATTATAATGAAAGTGATTTGAAAAAAAGTTGTAAAAAATTTTTCCAGTACTATCAAGAAAAGAAATGGAAAGATGTTAACGATTGGAAAGAAAAATTAAAGATGTGGATTGATAATGATGTTGATAATAAAAAAATAAAAGAAAAAGAAGAAGATTATATTGACGAAGCAGGGTTTCATTATAAAAATGGTAGGAGGATTTTGTAATGCTTACAATATGTGAAGAAAATAGAGAACAAATCGAACGTGAATTTTTAGCACTAGTGTTAAATAAAAACGAAGTTATTGATCTGTTGCAAATAAAACCTAAAGCATTACATAATTTGCAAAATCAAAAATTGTTGCAATATGCTATTGAATGTTATAAAGAGCATAAAATAGTTATGCCGACTGAAATTTTTAAAATTCATAAAGATTTTGATGTAGATTATTTTACTGAAATTTTTGTAAATGAGTTATGGTATCCAAATGCATGGAAGCAACAACTTGAAACAGCACAAGAAAGTATTTTGAAATTTTATAAACAAGATA